TCTCCCAATTTGATCAACAGGGAACTCGTATTAGCCAGTTTGGCTACGACATGAACCAGATGTTTAGCACCTTGGATAGTATCCAAAGCAGCACAATTTATCGCACTGGTATGATGTCACCGGCTACTCAGCCGTATGCTTCTACTCGAGGATAAGTTATGATCCCTGATAATATCAGCGAGGCGGGTGTTCGCCTCGTTAAAAAGTTCGAAGGACTACACAAGGAAGGTAAGGATGGTCTAATCCATTCGTATCGCTGCCCTGCCGGAAAGTACACGATAGGCTGGGGTTCATGCAAAGGCGTCCGCTCCGGTATGCGTATTACCGTAGAAGAAGCCGAGGCCCGTCTCGTGACTGATCTAGAAGATCACGCAAAGGCGATCCACCGCTATGTGGAAGTCCCTCTCAGCCAAAACCAGTACGATGCTCTGACCTCGTTCATTTTCAACGTCGGTGCAGCCAACTTCAAGTCCAGCACCCTCCTGAAAAAGTTAAACAAGGGTGAATACCACGACGTACCTAACCAGCTAATGCGCTGGAATAAGGCTCGGGTAGATGGCAAGCTAACACCTCTTCGTGGCCTTACACGTCGTCGTGCAGCCGAGGCGGCTCTGTTCTCAATGGACGCTAAACTGGCCGGTGATGGTGGGGATAAGATGCCCCAGAAGATCGAGGAAGCAAAACCCAAACCCTTAACCCAGTCTAAGACTATGGCTGGTGCGGGTGTAGCTGGTGCCGCTACGGCATTGAGCGAGATTGCTCCACAGATCGAGGCCTTAGTTCCATACAGCGATAGCATGAAGACGATCTTCCTGTTGTGTGCTGTCGGAGGTATCGCCCTAGTAGCTTACTCACGCTGGAAAGACAGCAAGGAAGGCACCCGATAATGTTCGGATTTATCACAGGCAAGATTAAGACCGCTATCATCATAGCCTTCTCAGTAGCCTTGCCTGTGATCTACGTCTTAGGCCGCCTCGGTGGTGGTCGCAGGGTCAAGAATGCAGTCCTGAAAGACGAATTAGAGGCCGCCAATAAGCGGTCTGATTTTTATAAGGCGATGCAGGACCATGAAACAGATGTTCAAGCTAACGCTCCTCGTAATCGGGATGAGCTTATTGAGCGGGTGCGCCGAAACGGTCTTTAGGACGAAACTCGAGATCTACTGTCCCCCAGTTAACGATTACTCAGATCAGTTCAATGAACAACTAGCCGACGAATTGGGTGCTTTACCCGAAGATAACTGGGCCATCCCAGAGGCTATGTTTGGATACATAAAGTTACGGGATCGAGTGAAATCCTGCCAAGAGGAAAAGAAAAATTATGGCTGATGTATTATCTACACAGGGGCTGATTGGCGATCCCAGCGCATTGCCAAATAGCGTGAACATAGTTGGTAACACAGACGTTACCAATGTATCCGAAGACATCATCGGAGACCCCGGTGCATTCCTTGAGCGCAAGGATATGAAGCTGAGTGACGAAGTACCTACAATAGATGCAGACACTGAAGGCACTAATGTTGATGCTAAAGATCCTCGCTTCGATACAGACACTAACGCACTGAGCAAAGACGCCGACACTGTAGGCTACACAAACACAGCCGTGGATCAGGTCAAGAAAGACGCAGAGACATTCGAGGCCGAGACTACATTTGACCGTGTAACCCGTGATGAGAACGACGTAGACGCCGCTACAGGCGAAGTTAGAGACGAAGCCATCATAGACGCAGAAGATATGACTGTGGACATGACAGGCGCTGGTACAGGCCGCAACGAAGATGGTACAGTTAACCAACTCGGCGTGGCTGTTAACGACTTTGCCTCTCAGGACATTTCAAACGTCATCGACACCTCAACAGTAGCCGGTAAGATACTGGCTCAGACACTAGGTGAAGGTAACTACACCGACTCAAAGCAGACCGTAATGGGTCAGCTAGAGCTTATTTCAGAACAATTTACCGGACCAGACGGACAGCCTAAGATCCCTACATGGGCAGCGGGTATCGCCCGTAACGTGAACCGTACATTTGCCTTCACTAACGCTGGTACTGCCGGACAGGCTGCTGTAGCCCAAGCTATGATTGAGGCGACATTACCTATCGCTCAACAGGACGCTCAGATCTTCAATGGGATTGCCATGAAGAACTTAGACAACAAGCAGCAAGCCACCATCAATAAGGCTATGGTTCTCTCTAAGCTAGAGTTAGCCAACCTAGATGCACGGATGAATGCGGCTCTGAACAACTCAAAGAACTTCATGCAGATGGATTTGGCTAATATGTCCAACATCCAGCAAGCTCGGGTGATCAATAGTCAGGCCCGAGTACAGTCTCTTTTAGAAGACGCTAAGATGACTAACGCCGCTCGTATGTTCTCTGCGGAACAGAGCAACGACATGAACAAGTTCTACGATCAGCTTGATACAAACATCCAGATCTTTAACTCCGAGCAACTAAACGGGATGAAGCGATTTAACACCGGGGAGGTAAATGACCGATCTGAGTTTAACTCCTCACTCGAGAATGCCCGTGAACAGTTCTACCAGAACATGCAGTACAACATCGATCTATCTAACGCCAAGTGGCGTCAGTCTGTGACCCTGCAAAACAACCAGAATCAATTCGATGCGGCAGCTACCGACGTGAAGAACATGGTAGGCCTTACATCCGAGCAACTAAATCAGATGTGGGATCGTTCAGACGCACAGCTAGACTGGACGTGGAAGTCTTCTGAGAACCAAGCAGACCGAGATCTGAAGATGTTCCAGATGAAGATGGAAATGCAGATGGCGGCGGCCCAAGCACAAGCAAAGAAGAAGTCAGGTCTATTTGGTGCTGTTGGATCTGTATTGGGTTCAGTGGCTGGCGGTATGTTTGGAACAGGTGGAGTCATGGCTGCGGGGGGTGGTGGTTGGTCCACGTTGGGTGGACTAGCTAAGGCTGGACTTGCCCTTTTTTCTGATGAAGACCTCAAAGAAAATATCACCCGTATAGGCACACACAAATCTGGCCTCCCGCTCTATAAGTGGGATTGGTCAGAGGCTGCTAAATCCATCGGCGCAGAGAAATACCACAACGTAGGTGTCCTCGCCCAAGAGGCTATGAAGACGCACCCACACGCCGTGTCACGTCACCCGATACACGGATATCTTACAGTTAAGTATGAGAGGCTCCAATGAGATTTGAAGAAGCCGTAATCAAGGCCATTCGCTCCTATTACCGGGGCGAGGTTCCTGAGAAGACCTTCGAGGTTTTCCCCGACATGAAGTACACCCCACAATATTTTGCAGACTTCGAGAAGACTTTGATCGAGGACTTGGGCGACGAAGCCGGAGAGCGCACCGACGACTCAGAAGAAGAGGAGATCGAAGATGAGGACTGAACCTGAATTTGATGGGCCAATCCCCGGAGAGAACTTCACCTCTGAGACTAAGAACTATCCGTGGCACCGTCCGCCCGAGATCACAGACTACGACGAGGCACTAGAGTTTGCTGCTAAAGAGTTTAAGCAGCCTAATGCCCTAATTGGGTTAGAGACCATGCTGGCCAACGGTATCACAGTAGCAACTATGACCGACTTCTACCTTACCCGAAACGTGGGTCTAGGTAAGTGGACGCTAGACTTTGCCCTCGTGATTGCTGGCCCTGTGGCCAAGACCATCGAGCTTATCGCTGTTCAAGCGGGATACGACTACGAGATGGGTATTGATGAAGAGATTACCGTAGCCACGAAAGAAATGGTGGCCGACATGGTAGAACTCATAGGGGAAGACGAAGAGGAAGAAGAAGTCCTCGACGACACCCCGGGAGAAGTAATGCCGGAAGAAGATCCCGTAGAAGGTGGCGGTCTTATGTCCGCTATGTCGGGTCTGGATGATGGTCCTGCCGACAAAGATACCCAAGACGAGATGCTTGGATACTCCGAAGAAGAGGAGCCAGAAGTAGTATGAGTTATGGTGAATACAAATTCGGAGACTTTATGAAGAACTACGACGTAGGCGGTCCAAGTGACAGCCTTGTGGGGTTCGCAGAAGGTTTTGCGGCTGGCTTTGTACCTGCGTATGCGGCTGCTAATAAGGCCGGGGCAGACAAAGAACTGGCCCTAGCCAAACTAGATAAACAGGCTGAGATTGCCACAGCTAAAGCTAAAGCGGACACCAATACGCAGCACGCCACTTGGATGACAGAAGCCAATGCCTTGGCAGATACCATTGCTCTCCCTGAAGGCGTCAAAAGAAATGAGTTGGTAAACCTAATTTATGGCATGAAAAAAGGCGGGGTAGGTGATACCTCTATACTTAGCCAAATTACCGGGGCTATCGAGAATGGTGACCTTATAAGAGATGGCGGGGACACACCCGCTAATACCACAGACAAACCAGAAGCTGCGCCTGTGAATACTGGCCCCGAGACACCTTTAGATAGGCAGATGAACGAGGCGCTAGGGGATCAGTCTTCAGCCGTTCCACCTGATGTAAATCCTGACGTGGCACCTACAGTAGAGATGTCCAGCGTAGATGCCCCGGAAGACGATGGCAGCTATCAAGAGGCCTCTCTCGGTACTGGGTGGGAAGAACGGTATGCTGCCTCACAGGCCTCAAAGGCCAGAGAAGGTACCGAGGTTCTGGTGGCTTCTCTCGATAGTCAGACCGACGTAACTAACCCCACAGGTCTAGGTGGCGGAGAAAGTTCGGCAGCGGAAGTAGTATTAGCCAATAACACCGGCACACCCTCTGAGAATTTCCGGGCGACTACTGGTGCCTTGAAGATACGCACACGGGCTAAAGAGAGCGCCGCAGAGGAACTGAAGGTAGAGAGTATTACTAGCTACGAAGAGGCACTGGCTGCTGTCGTCGCATTGAGAGGAGTATCTGGTCAAGAGGAAAAACTACAGAAGGCCTCCCTCCTACTTGATCAATTCACTAAAGTCCCAGACTTAGGCGGTATGGACGCACAGGCGCTACGAGAGTTTATTGCCTCTGCGCCAAATAACCCTCAATTTGCCAACTTAGATCCTCAGGTTATGCAGGGTACCTTGAAACGTGCTGAAGGATATCTGTCAGACTTAAACATGGGACAGCTACCGTCTCTGACGGAGACTGATTTGACTAAGCTGCAAGGCGTACAAGCTGACATCCGATCAGGCCGTTATAGCTTTGAAGTGTCGGATACCTACAAAGCAGAGTTGGCCAGCCGTGTCTCCGCACTCGAGGCTAAAGAAGAAGCGGATAAACTAGAAGGTCTGGTGTTCGACGAGAAATACGTCGAGCGCCTCGGCTTCTTGAAATACAACGAGATCCAGAACGACTCCACCTTATCGGCCCCAGAAAAAATCCAAGCATTTGATCTATGGAAAGCCAACGAGGGGCGTCAGTTACAAGAGCTTCTGCGCTTTGGGGATAAACCGGATGCGCCTCAAGAGATCAACAATCTCGAGGAGTTGGCTACACAGAACCTAATCAACAGCGAAGCCTACGGAGCCGCTACCCCTGAGGGTCAGCAACAGATGGTATTGGCACTTAAATCCGCTCTCTCCGCCCAGAAGAAAAACACCCTGACTTCGTCCGAATATGCGGCAGAATATGCGAGTAAGACGCTAGATCTCTCCAGCAACGATCCCGCTGTAGTAGCCGCCGCACAAAGCTGGTTCGACAACATTGCCCCAGCCCTTCAGTCGGGTATGCAAGCAGCCGCAACTGCCTCCGCCAAACCGGGCGAACAGAAGACTGTCACAATTACTTATACAACACCAGACGGGCAGACAAGACGAGCCTCTGGCGTACCTACTGGCACAGGATACACGCTGGCCGACGGCACAGAGGTTCTCAAAGGAGATGTACAGAATATCGTTTCTGATGATGACAGAGACTATACAACTAAACTACGCAACTCCATTAGTGTTCCACGGACCAAACAAAGAGACGGTATGAATGCTATGGTGGACCTGTCACAACAGGCCTATGCCCTAGAAGAATTAGCCATAAACGATCCCGTAGTGTTAACACTTGTCGGTGCAGGTACCTCTGCGGTTGCTTCAGCTAAGAGGGAGGCAAACACCCTCTTCACTATGCTACAGATATCAGCCGAAGAAGCGTATAACCAAGGTATGTCGTCTCAGTCTGTTGTAGAGAAAGTGATGTCGGACTTCCTTAAAACCAACAAAGTTAGCGATGAAGTCGCAGCGAACTATAAGCAGTTTGCGGCTAAACTCACACGCTTCATCTTCGCCGCCGGTAAGACACTGGGGCAAGAAGGCAACGGCTTCTCTAACCAAGACTACACCAACATTCTCGCCTCTCTCAAAGCAGGTAATGGCGTGGAATCCTTCGTTAAGAACATGCGCAGCTTTGTGCGTGAGCGCAGCGTATTCACTGACGCCGGTGCAAATGGACTGAAGAAGATGTCTGAGGTTCAGGAACTAAGAGATTATGGTATAGATCTCGGTATAGAGACAATGACCTACGAAGAATACTCTAAGTCTGACTTCGCCCCAGAAGACTTCGCTGCGTGGCTCAACAGCCCGATAGATAGTCTGAAGCGAAATGCAGAACCACCGGCGACTAGCACTGCACCCCTTAGACGTGGAGATGACGGTATCTTCCGATTAACACCTGAAGGAGGTACAGATTAATGGAAGAGAACGTCATTACCATTGAACTTCCAGACGGCACCCTTGAACAAGTCGCCATTGCAGGAGCCGAGCCTACAGAAGAAGAACTGAAGGCAATCCAAGACACGTTCTTTCCTAGTACAGATACTGAAGACGTACCTGCCAATACTGACCCAGAGACCGCCGCCCCATTCACTTCAAAGGACTATTATCAGGGTGGCAGAGATGTATATGGAGTAGGTCGAAACACAGTAGGTCAATTCTTTCCTGCCATAGTTGGGGCAGGGGCTAATGATGTAGGTGGAATAGGCGGCTTCTCAGACGAAGACAAACTTAGCCCCATTTACTTGCAGCTAGAGTCGGAGGCTCCCGGCTGGGAGGATATGTCTCTTCGGCAGAAGCGTAACTTGTTTGATAACGCTACCCTAGCGGCAAACCGTGCCATCTTTGATAATACGGGAGAAGAGAACAGCCTTGGGCTTCGTGTGCAACGCAGCACAGACGAAGACGGAGACCCGGTTACATACCTAGTACCTCCGGCTGAAACCGCCTCTGATTCAGGGTTAAAGCGTATCGCAGGGGGCGCAGCATTTGAGACAGCTAAGTCAATCGCCCGTGTAGGGGAAGGTGTTACAGACTTTTTTCGTATTACCGATCCAGACACAGACTTTGTTAAAGAAAACTTCCCGACAGTCCCTCCGGCAAGTGCTTTAGAGGGTGCAGGAACGGAAATAGTGTCGATATTGGTTGGCGCTGGGACCGGCGCTGGTCTGGCCACTAAACTAGAGAAGGCCTACGGTCTATCTTCAAAGGCAGCTAATGCCATCTCCAAGCAGTGGTCTAAGATTCGGAACAAGAAGCCGGAAGATATTCAAGCAGCGGCTCAAGCATTTGCAAAGACCTTTATTGTAGGGACAGGCGCTAACGTCGGCGCTACTGCCACTACACCACAACAATCAGATCCTTTTTTTGGAGACGAGGTAGTAGAGTTCTTGGGAATTGACCCACAAGACAACCGGAACCTTACAAACTTTGCAGACAACGTAGTCTTCTCTGGGTTTCTAGCTGGATTGGGTGCTGCCTATAAAGGACTGAAGGCTGTAAAGGGAAAGGTACTTCCCACCCGTATGACCAAAGAGAAGTACCGAGACGTGGATCAAGGCGCTATCCTGTTCAAGATGCTAGATCCAAATCTTGAGGAGGCAGTACCGGCTACTGTGTTCGCAGAACGGGCTAGAATACTGGGAGAGGTTCTAGATAATAACAGTTCGTTTAAGTCTTCCTTGCTCGAGAATGGAGAGATCACAACAGACACCACTACCGCTATCTTCATGGGGGCAAAAGAATACTTTGAACGGGCCTATGGATGGCAGCGCAGCTTTATGAGTGCGGATGAATTTAGTAAGTTCGTAAATGAAAGCGCCGAAGTGATGGCAGGACGTATGTCCTCTATCCGCCGGGCACGAGAGTCCTCTGAAATAGTCCAGTCTGGCCAAGCGGTGATGGATGGATCTATGCAGGACGCCCTCACGAGTACCGCTACAAAGTTAGGCGGAGAAGGCGCAACAGATGTCGCTGCGGCTGAACTAGCGGCTCCCATTGTAGGAGACCTTACCTCTGCCAGCACGGTAGCCCGGAATGCCGCTGAGACAAAGCAAATGGCGGAAGCTGGACTGAATAGTACGCAGACTAAGAACTACGTCACTGATCTTCTCAAAGACAGCCTACGCAATAACCCTCTAGGATCTAATGTAGCCGCTCGTGATGCCTTAGACCGCATGACGGGTGACCAGTTGTATGCAAACTGGAGCGCCTCTTTCAGTGGATACAACGAAGCCTTCCGAAACCTTCCAGACCTACCCCTGCCGGTAGATGATTTTGTACGACTTATAGAAGAGACATACCCTGATCCAAAGAAATGGCCGGACCTCATCGAGTCTGTAACCATCACAGATACAGTCTCAGATCCCTTCCCTAAACTCCTTAGCTTAGTCACTCCTAAGTCTTCTGTTTCACCTTCTGGAGAAGTAGTCACTGAAACCTACGAAGAGATGGTGGAGCGTCTGTCTGCACGAAGCCCATCCTTCAAGGATGTCTTCACTCAGCTTCGTCCGCAGATTGAGGACCGTATCAAGGCTCTCCAAGCACGAGGCCTGAACCAACAAGCGCAACAGCTTATTGGGCTAAAGCGTGGCATCGACACTATGGCAGAAAATATTGGTGATCCGGCGTTTATCCAAGCCAAGAATATGTATGCCAAACATGCTGATACTTGGCTGAATTCTAGGCCTCTACGGGAATTTGAGGCTGCCGCAAAAGATGTAAACCCTAATCTTGTGGGTGAATCCGGTGTAGCTAAGGGTACCCCTGACATGCAGAGAGCCGGTGCTAATGCCCGAGCCGAAGCCTTAGAAGGTGGGTTTTTACCTTATCAAAAGCAGTTTGCAGATGCTCTGGCTAAAACGCCAGACAACGTATCCCCAGACTTGGCCTCTGCCTATATCGCTGAAGCTATCAATGAAATTGGAAGAGGTCTAGCGGCGGGGCAAACCCCGGGGTCTTCTCAAATTATTTCTGGTATACAAGAATATCTACCTGTACTGGAGCGAGTAGCCAAAGATCAGGTTGCTCGGTTCCGAGCGGTGGTCGAGGATCTGAAGATGGCCGAATCCGGCCTTATGTCCGCAGCCGAAGTCGCTGCAAAAGCGGACGAAACCTATGCTGCTATGATTAAGGCAGCAAAGGAAAGTGAAGCCAGCCGTTTTATAGGTAATCTCACAAACAACCCTCAGGTAAAAACAAACTCACCGGCGGTGTTCAATGAGATCTTCTCTTCTAACGACGCCCCGGACATCCTAAATCGTTTGATGCAAGAGGCGGGTAATACCAACAATCCTCTGATAATGGAGGGTATGCAGTCACAATACCTGACGTGGTTAAGTCAGAAGATTACCACAAACCGTCGTACTGGCCTCACGGATGGAGGGCAATCAGCGGTATCTGGATACAGCCCTGCCCAACTGAGCCGTGCGCTTCGAGATCCGGCCAGCCCTATCCTAAAGTCTCTAACAATTGTATTCAAAGACAACCCACAACGTGCGGCAGAAGTAGTACGTCTGATGGAAATTCAGGATCTGATCGTCAATGGTAGGGCACTTCGTGGGGATACATTCGGGTCTACCACCTCGTATGACAAAGACGTTAAGAAGTTGATGGACCGAGTAGTTACCCTTGGCTTTGGTGTCTTGAACCCAACAGCGACGATTGCCCGTAACTTGGGTGCCGCCTTTACCAAAGGATACGCTGCGGAACTTCAAAGGTCGGCGCAAGCCACTATGGACATGATGATCTCAGATCCAAAAAAGTTTGATGAAATCATGCAAGCTGTGGCCAAGGATAACGAGGCAGGGGCTGTGGAGATGTGGACTAAGTATTTGGGCCGAGCATACTACGGTACAGCTACAGACGAACAGACCCGGGAAGCACTACCCGTAGAATAGAAACAACCCCTCCGGGCTTTCGCTCGAAGGGGCCGCATTCTAACCTGAAAAGTGACCAAACTTTTCATGTATTGTTATACCTATACAAGGCTCTGAGGTCAACTGTCCTCAGGGCTTTTTTC